GTCATATTACTACAACCACAGCATCTTGTCTGGTGAGAATGACCTTCCACCTCTTTACCGCATACACGGCATCTTACTTTTACCATTTTTCTAAGCTCCAAACCAACCTGCGTTGGGTTCTTCTTTTCCTATCCATTTTTTTGATATCTTTTTAATAGCATCCATTGCATCATCTAATTCTTTGGCCTCACCAGTTTCCTGCCTATCAGGTAAAACATAAGGCCTACGATCTGTGACGCACCAACGCCACACTTTTAGATCTGTACTATACCAGAGATGAATTCTCATTGTTTAATGCTTGAACGGCTTGCCAATCTGAATCAAATAATTCCAAACCTTTATCTGTGAGGATATGTTTATAACATTTTTCAAAGACACCTACAGGCATCGTAACAATATCTGAACCATATTCAAATGCTCTACCAACATCTCTAGCACCTCTAATAGATGCTGCTAGAACTTCAGTTCTTACCATATGCTCACGGAATACCTTAGCAATATCTTTTACCAGACATAGACCACCAAATGAATTGTCATCTACTCTACCTACAAATGGTGATACATATGCAGCACCTGCTTTAGCAGCAAGTATTGCTTGTACCTGTGAGAAGATAAGAGTTACATTTACTTTGATACCTTCCTTAGCAAGGTCATGACATGCTTGTAAACCATCAGGTGTACAAGGTACTTTGATAGTTGTCACTTCACCAAACTTTTCATGAAGACGATGAGCTTCCTTAACCGTAGCAAGAACACTATCCGCAACTACTTCCATACTAATGTCAGTCAAACCCATATCCTTGAGTTCTTGATAGACATCATCAGGTTTCCTATGACTCTTCATGATAAGAGTAGGATTGGTTGTAACACCATCAATCAATCCAGAAGCAAAATGCTTTTGAATCTGTTGGCAATCAGCAGTGTCTAAAAAGATTTTCATTGTTCAGGTTTAAAATAATCTTTACGCATGTAGCGTCCTAAGATATTACTATTGTAATATAGAGGTGTTTTTCCGTCAAGAGTTTCTGTTAGGACATTGTGAAGAAACAGTTGTTTAGTCTCTTCAAAGTTTACATCTCCGAGTCTGGTATGGAGGGATAAGATCTCTCGTTTGAACGCTGAGTTTCCAAGTAACTTTCTATCTGCACTAAGCTCGTCAGAGCTTCCATAGTATTTTTTCCAGTCACTCTCAGACGTAACCCGTCTCTTACCACCTCTAGGCTTACGTTTTTGTTGGAAATACTTTCTTCCGATATATTGTTTACCCGACTGGATATTAGTAATGCGGTAGACGAAACCGAAGAAATCGCCAATATCGTCAGAAGTGAAAGGTTTACCCTCATATAACCAGGGGTTTTCATAAACTCCTTCTTCAACCATTTCATAATTTTCATATGTCTATGCCCTATTTAGTCCCACCTAGTCACTGTTATCTCTATGCTATTATTATCCATCTCCCACTCCTCCTGTATCTCAAATCCATCCATCTCCTTGACAGTATTGTGTACCATCATCCTCGCATACTGTTGTGTAAGTTTATCAAGAAACCTGGTGATAGGAATATTCATATCCCATGTCTGAACATCAGCAACTAATTCAAAAGTTCCTGTAGTATTATTCCATTTGAAACCAGAATCTTTTGCTATTGCTATATCAGCAGTAACAGTTTCATGACCTTTACCATGATACCCAGTAACTTTTAATTCTTTCTCCTCTTCTGGAAAATGACCAAGAAGATTTAATGCTTCTACTAAAGCAGGTCTATCTTTTAATTTGGTTTGAATTTTAGTAAAGTGGGACATTAGGCACACTCCGAGTCGTGAGTAAATTCTTCAAGTTCTTCATCTACTTTTTGATAGTAGCTTGGAGTATGTATACGGTTTTCAATAACACCAAGTCGATCTTCGATGTTTTTTGTTAGGGATTCACATTGTGCTCCCTTAACTCCTTGCACCTCTTCAGTAACAGTACCGTCTTGTGCAATGGTGAATTTGATGGTAGTAGGCATGTCAAGATTTGTATTTTTTGACGCTTTCTTCCCACTCTTTAAGTGAGGATGAGCAATCAGGTGGTGGTGGGTCACTATAACCCTTCATCTTCTTCCACTTATTATACAATGCACCCATCATCCATGACTGAGCAAGGCTCTTAGGACCACTATCTAACATCTCTAACTGTAATTTGTTAGAGGTGTATCCCTTCATCTCTTCACGCCACTTAGAATCGTCGTAGTTTTTTGTCATAATGAGAAACCAGCAAAAGTGTCTTTGTTGACATCTTGTTTGATGCCACCAACAACGTAAGATTCAACCTCAGTTTCTTGAGGTGCTACTTGAAGACCTTTGGAACTAATCCAATGTTGTGTCCAAGGTAATGGATTGTTTCTTGCAGCAATATCATAAACGGGCTTCAATCCTACCATCTTCATACGCTTATTGGCAATCCACTCAACATATTGAAACAATAATTTGTCATTCAATCCTATGATACTACCATCTTTAAAGAGATACTCTGCCCATTTCTTCTCCTCATTCACACATAGATCAAACTGCTTATAAGTCCACTCCTCCTCTTCCTTCATTATCTGTTTCATTTCTGGATCGTCACCTTCTCTCCAGTATTTTAGTATGGTTTGGGTGAGAACAAGGTGTTGATTTTCATCTCTGGCAATGAGCGATATAATCTTAGCTGACCCTTCCATAAGTTTAAGTTCACCAAATGCAAAACTGCAAGCAAAACTAACATAAAAGCGTATCCCTTCCAAGATGTTAACATTTGCTACTGCCCGATAAAGTTTACGTTTAAGTTCTTTCATCTCTAAAACAGGTAGAGATGTATTCAATGAGGGATCCATATCTTTCCAAAGACTACTCTGTCCCCACTGCTGTGCTTCATTGATAAAATCATCATAAGCACCTGTCACACTCTTAGCACGTTCCAGAATACGATCATCCTTAATAATTGTATCAAATACATCAGAAGGATCTGAATATACATTCTTAATAATATAAGTATAAGATCTGCTATGGATCATCTCCATGAAACCCCACACCTCCATACATGCTTCTAACTCAGGTAGAGAACAGTAAGGTATAAAAGCCATACCAGGAGCACGACCTTGTACACTATCGAGCATGATCTGGTATTTAAGATTGCTCGTATAGATGTGCTTCTGAACTTCATTTAAAGTATGATAGTCTGCTCTATCCTTTTGAAGAGATACCTCTTCTGGTCTCCAAAAGTATCCCAACTGCTGAGTAGTTAACCTATCAAAAGTAGGATACTTATAGGAATCATATCTTTGGACACCTAAAGGTTTTCCAAAGAACATAGGTTGCTTTTTATAGTCAACCTCTTGCGTATTAAATACGGTCATTCCGTCAATCTTAGATGGCACAGGATTCACACTCCGATTCATCAGCATTTTCTAGTTCTGACATTAAAGCAGATACTTTGTCCTGCTCAACATCATCATGCCATCCCATAGGATGAGCAGGTTCCATCTCATCACTCTTTTGATCATGAGTGTTTTGATAGTAAGAGGTCTTCCATCCCAACTTATAAGTTGTAAGAAGATCCTTTGCCATCTCTGACACTGGTACTTCATTGTTAGGATAGTGTGCTGGATTATAACTCCAGTTACCACTAATCGCTTGATCAAAAAACTTTTGCATTACAGAGACAATATTAATGTACCCTGTATTGTTTTCCATATCCCATAACAAAGTATAGTTATTCTTTAATGATCCATATTGTGGAACCACCTGCTTAAGAGGCCCTTTCTTTGATTTCTTAATGGACAAGTAGTCTCTAGGAGGTTCGATTCCATTTGTTGCGTTTGACACAACGGAACTGCTCTCCGATGGCATCTGTGCCGACAATGTTGAGTGCCGTAAACCGTACTCATTGATAGATGCTCTAAGAGATTCCCAGTCATGTTGTAGTGGTTGAGAACAAATCTCGTCTACGTCCTTCTTATATGTATCAATTGGTAGTATACCATCGGCATATTTGGTACGTCCAAAGTTCTCACAATGTGTTTTCTCTTGTGCTATCTTATTTGATGCCTTCAGAAGGTAGTATTGGAATGATTCAGCAAGTCCATGTACCGCATCCCATGCCTCCTGTGAGTCGTATTTGAACCCAAGTTTAGCAAGATAATGTGCAAGACCAATGAACCCCACTCCAAGACTTCTACGTGACTTCGTAGCCATCTCTGCTGCCAATACAGGATACTCTTGATAATCTATTAACTCTTCCAGTCCACGAACAGATAACTCACATAATTCTTCCAACTCTTCATCACTTCTAATCGTACCAACATTAACTGCTGATAGAATACAAAGTGCTATTTCACCTAAATGATCATCAATATGTTGAATAGGAAGAGTAGGTAGGGTAATTTCTTGACACAAGTTACTCATTTCTACCTTGTCTTTAAAGGAAGAATGAGTATTACAATGGTCAATATTCATTATGTAAACTCTACCTGTCTCTGCTCGCTCCTTAAGGAGGTCAAGGATGAGTTCTTGTGCTCCGATTGTGGTTCTGGGGATGGATTCATCATCCTCATAGCTACGATAAAGGTCATCAAACTTAGCGGTCCCAAAACTCGCATAAAGGTTAGGAACATCATGAGGCGAAAATAACGAGATTTCCTTATTATCGATAAACCGTTGATAAAATAATTCACTTAGTTGGATGGAGTAGTCGAGTTTTCTGACTCTGTTGTCTTCGGTTCCTTTGTTGTTTTTGCGTACAGCACCGAACAGTTGACTCAAATTTTTTGAGGAAGGGGACCACACCTGTGTGTTGAACTTCTCCGCCACGGATTTTGCTGTTGATGCCCCTGATTCTACCTGCGTTAATGCCGATACCAGCACGTTGTGCGACATATTTGCCAATAGCCATATCAGAGCTAAAGATACTATCGAGGGTGTCATCAATATCAACCAAAACACAAGATGCAAATTGACGAATAGGGGTTCTGACCCCTGCCATGATTGGTGTTGGGATGTTGATTCTGTGTCTGGAGATTGCGTCGTAGTACTTTCTGACATAATTAAGCCTTGTTTCTTTAGGATAGTTTCTAAACATCGTCAAAGCAATCATGATATACATGAATTGAGGAGTCTCGTAGACTTCTCCAGTGCTCCGATCTTGTACCAGATATTTATCAACAACTTGTCTCAAACCAGCATATGTAAACTTAAAGTCACGTTCGTGGTTAAGAAATGTATCGGCCTTTGCAATTTCTTCCTTAGTATACTGATCAAAAATATCTTTATCATACAAATCTTGATAAGCAAGTTTAGTAATATGATCTTCTAAAGTTGGCAACTCCCTTGTTCTACCATATAAACTCTTTCTCAATTGGAATAAAAGAAGTCTTGCTGCTACAAATTGATAATTAGGGTTGTCTAAGTCTATCAAATCACTAGCACTCTTAATTAATATCTCTTGTATCTCTCCAGTGGTTATACCATCATAGAATTGTATTCCAGAATTAATCTCTACCTGACTAGCAGACACTCCTGCTATACCATTACAAGCTTCTTCCACCATCTTATGCATCTTATCCAAATCAAGGGGTTCAGTCCCTCTACCATTACGCTTTTTAACTTTGATGCTGTCGCTCATGTTCGTTTCCAGGTGTTAAATTTTAGAGTTGCCTCTAGACCACGGTATGTATTTGATTCTACCAGATTTTGCACGTCATGTCCAGCCAAGACCATATCATTTATGTCCTTCTGCTGAATGTTACTAGGCCATATTACAACAGTTTGCTTGGCTTCAATAGCAGACTGTATCCTACTGGTGATCTCTTTGCTTCGTGGTTCGTTATCATAGACCCACACAGGATCGCTAACCCCCCACTTACTAACATCACCATCTGCACCGCACATAGCAATCGAATTGTGTAGGAACGTACTGTCAAACGGTCCTTCGACAACAAAGACTGGAGTTCCGCCTCGGATTTTATCCAGTCCGTAGATTTTTGGTGCGTCATCATCAAACATTACCGTGATATATTTAACAGAGTTAGGGCCAAGGGCTCTACCCTGTACCCCAACTATATCACCATTATAGCATAATGGTATAACTATGCGTTCTTCATCATAAGAAATGTTATCAAACGTTGGTTTTATTCCATTGATGAACCGTCTAAAGGTTTTGGCATAGTAAAAATCTCCTTGTACTTTTCTTCTATTGAGATATTCGGATGCTTTCTTCTCTTCATGTGCTCCTGGTAAGTCGAGCCTGACACGTCTTTTAAATCTGGGTTTGGATTCTTTTGCGACTTCGAGGACGTTTGGTTCGTTTGTTGTTGATCCTTTTCCTGTCTTTCCATCTTTAAACTTCTCTAAAGAATATTGAGACTGTAACGTCGAGTCAACCTTCTTCAAGAAGGAATTAAAAGTCATAGAAGCACCACAGTTGTGACACCTATAATTTACACTTGTCTTTATTGCGTACAAATAACCTCTAGCCTTGCTTTTATTCTTCTTCGAGTCCCCACACAGAGGACACCTGCAATTATAGAGGTTTGGCTTAATTCTTTTGAATCTCTCTAGTCTCGGTGAGAGAAGACTTATATATTTAGCATCTATGTGATCCAACCAAGTTATGCAACACTTGGAGATACTATAACAGACTGAGGGGTGGGTGTCAACAGTGGACGGATAACTTTCTGTCCTACAGGACTTACAACGAAACTAATGATGGCAATAGCACCAGCAATAGTCCACATTTTCTTTTCTATTGTTCTCAGTCTCTCATCTACCTTGCGAATATCTCTCTCACATCCTGCTTTAATCTCCGTACTCTGACGGTTAACTTCTCTGTGAACCGATTCAATTTTCTCAAATAATACTGCATCTATCCTATCCTGTTTGTCTAATTTCTCATCATGGACGGCAAGCATCTGTCCCATCTTGACGGAGTTATCTTGTAGTGTTTCTATTACTCTTTCAAGTCTTTCTACTACGGCCTCGTTAACTCTCATCCTTCTTCTTCCAATTCTTTCTAATACCCTTAGTCCAAATATACCTTTTCCTTAAAGGTTTCATGGGTTTATCATACCCTGCCACTGGTCCTTTAGCATCAGCACTACTGCTAAAACCACCTTGAGTTCCTGCAGCATTACCTACAGACATTTCCTCTCGGAAATAATTTAAAATCTTATCAAGTTTTTTTGGATTCATTGTATGTCTGGTTTAGTTGCTTAAGACATTCAATATCAACCTGTATATCACTGATGAATGATTTAGGATGTTCAGGCAATTTACCAAGAAACATAACAAAGGTCTTCATTGGTTCCCACAATTCCTTTTCTATCTTGTAAAAGAGTAAAGGAGTTGTTGCATCTTGAAAAACATTATAAAGGACTATGAAATGATTTATAAGAAGATGGGACTTGAGATCACCAGTCTTCTTATATCTCTTCAATAGTCTCTTAATATACTTGAATTTTTTCATATCATTCAAGAAATCCTCATACGTCACCGCTTGAGGATTGTCATAATGTTTGATGGCAAAGATCAAATAGTTGTCATCATTTAGTTCATTAAAAATCATTTCAATTCATACAATACTAAGAAGGTGTAGGATACTGGATGCTGTGATCTCCTGTGGTAATACCAGACATGGCAACAAGAACTTCTTTCTTCACTCTAAGTTCTCCAGCATTATCTAGATAAGTGGTAACACCAACCCAACCTTCACCAGTGTGTCCGTAAGCGGCTGATAGTCCACCATTAATAGCTGTTGTAGAAATACCATATACTAAGGAGTCAGACTCAAAGTCCGAACCAGGGTTTCTATACCTATCTCCCTGTAAATCCCAAAGAGTATACTTAGGTAACTGTGACACATAGAATGAAGTACCAGCAGCAGAAGTAACTGCAGATAAATCTGCAATACTCTCACTAACTAATGCATCAGTATGAGCGATAGCACATTCTTGAGTACCAGCAATACTAACGATAACCACATTACCGTAATATGTACCAGCATCAGAACGAACACCAACGCTAAGTATGTCACCAACTGACGCTGACCCTGTTTCTCCAAAACTTGTACCAGCACCGAATACTATCTTGGTGTCATAACTGAATCCAGTTATAAGGCCAACATTGTCGATGTTATTGTTATTTCCCCAAAGAGCCATGTTCTTTTCCGTAGAATTTCTGTGCTATAAGATATTTATTAAAGATAGGCTTTCGATATATTGGTCGCAAAACCAATGACCGTAGTGGCAGCTGCGAGTACTGCAGCAGCTCCGATTACCCATTTCTCAACAACTTTAAGACGTTCACGAAGCTCATCTTGCTTCTCTTCAAGTCTCTCAATTTTTAATTGCATTACAGTAATACGTGTCTCTTGCGAGGCATCGAGTCCCAAATCAGACATTTTATATTATATTAAGTTGTTTTTATTTAGTCGTCTGGATCTAAGAAGTTTACCTTCTCATGATCTTTCTTTCTTAATCTCTTTGCTGCTTCTGCACCAGCATCTTTACCATAGTCATGCTTAGGAGCATCTTTTTTCTTGGTCACTCTCTTCATAGCACCAATTGCTTTATCTTTCCATCCCTCAAATGCTAGTTTAGGTCCACCTGCTTTCTTCTCAGCAGCTGCTTTTTCGTTTGGATTCATGTTACCTTTCGCAAGATTACGTAATTTTGCTTTCTTTTGTGCTGTTCTATGTGCTGACTTATCAATATCAAAACTTTCTTTCTCAACCTTTTTCTCAGGCAATCCTTTATGCTTTGTCTTAGCAAATTTCTTAGCATCTTTCATGCTAATGTCACCTGCGACATCAGAAACTTCTTTGGATGGGTTCTTCATCTCACCCTTCTGGGCAGCCCGAACCATTCCAAAAAAACGTTGTTGTTTTTTAGATACTGCTGGCATTATCCTTTGGGATAGCGACCCTGTGATGGGTCTTTAGCACGTGCTGCTGCATTTTCTTTATCAACTTTTGCTTGATGAGCACGTACCTTTGCTTTATCAGCAGCACTTTGAGGTTTTCTAGGGTTGTCCTTACTTACATACCCACTCTTTCCAACCTCTTTTCTAATTTTATTCTTTACAAATTCAAAAGCAGCATCAGATTCTACCACAGCATTAGCAGGTAATTGTGGTTTCTTTTTAGAACCAATCTGCTTCTTCAAGTCATCATAATCCATCTGGGTTCTGATTTTACGTGCAGCATCTTGATCCTTTGGATTGTTACTGACACTCTTTGTGAAAGCGTATTCTCTACGCTTATCACGAAAATCTTCGTAGGTTATCATTATCCCCCGTACTGCTTCATGAACT